TATTATATAAGGCGACCGATACATCTTCATCATCTATATTAGATATGTATAAACACAGCGAGGTTTATCCGACAATATCATATGTAAATAGCGTAAAATCCAAGAGTATTACAATAGATACTTTTTTAAATTTATATAATATAAATAAGGTGGAATATGATTTCTTGAATATCGCCATTCAAGGAGCGGAATTACTCGCACTAAAAGGCGCTCTTAATTATTTGAAATATGTTAAAGTAATATATATAAAAATACATGAAATGGAATTGTATAAAGGTTGTGCGAATGTAAAAGAACTAGATGATTTTTTAGGACATTATAATTTTAGGAGAATTATTACTATTATGACAGATAAGGGTTGGGGGGACGCATTATATATTGCGTCTTAAGGTTTTCGATAGGTACTCGATAGGTACTCGATAGGTACTCGATAGGTACTCGATAGATTATCGCGATGTTCTCACGTTTTTGACGCCTCTTTAGCGACATTCGCTTCTTTTGCTGCTTTTACTGCTTTTGCGTGTTTAGATTCTTTAATTTTATTACATCTTCCTGTAATCGCATTTCTTATTTCACCTTCTTTACATTTTTTAACACATTTTCCTGTTTTTGGATTAATTTCCTCACCTTCAGGGCATTCTTTAGTATCTTTATTAAGTTTAGGTAATTTATTAGGAGGTTTTGGAGGAACCATAGAAATTTCTTTAGGTTCGGTAGCAGTCGGTGCGCTTGGAGCACTCGGAGCACTTGGTTGAAGTTTGGGTTCATTTAGTATTTTAGGAAGTTTTTTGGGTTTTGTAGGAGGTTTAGGAACCATAGGTTCTATAACATTTTCATTAGGAACAGAGGGTTGTATAACAATGGGTTCGGTGGGTTCGGTAGGTTCAGTAGGTACTATAGGTGGATTGGTGGGCGCGGATGGTTCTTTGGTAGATTGTACAGGTTTAGGAACTTTCTTGGGTACTGTAGGAAGTTTAGGAGCCTTTATTACCTTGCGTTCTTTAATATCTTTAGGATATTTTTTAGGTTCTTTTGGAGGCACAGGTTTTAATAGAGCAGGTTCTACGTCATTATTAACATTATCCAATGATACCAATGATATATTTTCATATGTATAGATATCAGGTATATCTTCGGCTTCGTATTTATGTTCCAAATATTTACGAACAGCACCTTTAGTTTTATCTTTTTCTATTTCTCTCATTAATTCTGCTTTTACAGATAAATAGTTTTCATAACTTATATGCGCCAATTTTCTTTTATTTTCATAAAGTTCTTCATATTTGTTTTTTTTTTGAAAAGTAATATCTTGCTGATTATTAATATTATCAAGATATATCTTAATATCCGCTTTTAAACTATTTATATCATTTGTATTATTGTTTGCGATATTTAATATTTTTTTTTCAATATTTCTTAATATATCCATTTAATAATATTGAGGATAAAAATAATTAAGGTAATATAATGTCTTCAAACATTCCCCTATAAAATGTTTGAAGACTTTCATCGGGTTTCAATTGTTCTTCATATGTACTTCTAGGTACGTATTTTACTACTACCTTCTCCTTGCTACAAGTGTGCTTTTTACTATAATACCCTTGAACTATTAATATAGTACCTATAAAAAGTAAAAATATAGCGATTGCTTTCATTTCTTAATTATATAATATAGTTTATTTTTAAGTATTTCTTTCACTCCAAGCATCAACTTTCTCAATTTCTTCTTTAACCGCATCCAATTCTACAACATCGTTATTTTCATTACTCGCTTCTACATTATCGCCAACGGGCGCAGCATTTGAAGCGAATGTCTGTTTTCTATTCTCGAATACAATATCGCGATTATCCATATTCTTCTTATATTCTTTCATGAGAGTATTCAATTGCGTTTCCGAATATTCTTGATTTTCAAGAGATTCCGGATTTGGAGACCAAGGACACCAGCATCCAACTTGCGCAATATAGATATTGAATTTATTGTCTATTTTTTTCAAAAATTCACTACGGATTTTTGCCTCTTCAATAGTATCAAATGTCCCTCGTACTTTAATACCGCGCATAGAAGTAATGAAATTATTTTCTTTATGATAATTCGCCTCCAATTCATCGTTATTTACTGATTTATAAAAAGAGTATTGTTCGTTCATCTCTTTAGGGTCAAAGAGGTATGAATGATTATCTACGATAGTATCAACCATATCTTTTTGCTCGGGATTTTTTTCTTTAATTCCATCGAGGAGTTTTTTCATATCATCGGAGAACTTTTGTATAAATTTATTAAAAATATATGCTTCCTTATTTACAATAACATCTTCGGGACTCAAAAAAGACAATAGAACGAAGTTTTGGCCACGGATAGGTTTATCTTCATCCAAATAATCAACTTCCTTTGTAGAAACCACAGTATTATCTTGAGCGCTGGTCATCTTATTTATATTCTATCTTATATTATAAATATATATTTAAAATCTTATATATTTTTGTAAAAAAATATCTTATAATAATAAATGTCTATCAAGAAATACGATGATTTTAACTTATTATTATATAATATATTAAAATATGCCGTCCAAGCCCTTATAATAGCATTCGTGGCATTATTAATACAAAATAATCGCTTCGATGTCGCCAAATTACTAACACTCACTATATTAGTTGCCCTAATATTATATGTATTAGATTTATTATCAAATAGATTTTCTATTTATCAAAATGATAGCAAAATAGGGCTTAAAAATAGCAATCAATTTATGTTAATATAAAATAGCCCTTGATTTATTTTTAATATTTATATAATTTCATTAGGAACATGAAATAATATTATATACATTGAAACAAGTATTATATATGTTAAAAATATTGATTGAACTAGTATAAATAATTCCTCGTATATTAGAGTATTCCGAGGCATATTATAGTGATATAAATAGCGCGAAATATCATTTTTTAAGTATATCTATATATATCTATATCCTTAATCTATCTAGAAAATGTTAAAAATATTGATTTGAAATTTGAGTACATAACTTTTTTTATTTAGAAATTTCTAGAAAACTTTTGGAATATTAGAAAATAAAAAGTTATGTACTCAAATTATAAAAAGCAAATTTTAGAAAAATCTGGTTTAGATATAAGATATAGCAAGAGTATATAAGAAAAACCCGGTATAGCGAAATATTATTATTAGAAATATAGAAATTATACTACAATCGATTTCTGTATTTGAATAAATTCGAGCGCTTTATTATAGTACTCTTCGTTTAATTCAATACCAATAAATCTCCTATTATTTTTTATTGCCGCTATTCCAGTGCTACCTACACCCATACAATTATCCAAAACAGTTTCTCCTTCATTTGTATATGATTTTATTAACCATTCTAGCAGATCTACTGGTTTTTGTGTTGGATGCGCAGGTCTTTCAACACGGTTAAACTTAAGGACAGTTGTAGGAAGTCTTCTACCATCACTAACAGATACATTTTCTTTATGAGTTCCATAATTACTCTGTCTATCTACGGCACTTTGCGTATTCCAACGTTCGTATGGACTGCTATACCAATATAAAATATTGTATGTAGGCTGTTTTTTGTAAAATATACAAATATCCTCATTTGTTTTCATAGGTTTTCTTTTAGCATTTAGGAAATCGCTAAATTTATTTTTCTCCCATACTAAACAATATCTAAAATGTTTCATATTACTTGATATGAGCGCCGTAGTGAAAGGTTGGCAACTAAATAGTATAATTGCCCCATTATCCTTTATAATCCTATTATATTGTTCCCATAATTTATCAAACGGGATTATAATATCCCATTTATTTTTCGTGACTCCGTAAGGTAAATCGCATAGTATTAAATCTACAGATTTAGTTTCTATCTTTAACATCACATCAAGACAATCTCCGCAGACTAGACATATCTTCTCTTTTTCTAGATATTCTCTTGTTATTAAATCTTCCGTATTGGCATTAGTATCCACGGGTATATCTTTGATATAAGATATCAGTTTGCCCTTATTTTTATTCGAATATCTAGTTATTTTATGTTCCTTACAATAAGATATTAGTTCCTTTAAATTCATTTTTTCAAAATCTATATAATTAATACACGCATCATTTACTGTTTCCATATAAAATGTATTTATATTATCACTATTATTTATATAATATATGATAATATTTTTCAAAAATTACTTAATTGCTTTGCTACTTGATATTATTTATTATAAGTCCCTTATAAAATATCCACTATAAAGATGGTATTATTTCATAATTCAAATCAACACATATCTTTTTCCATATTTGGTCTTGAACATAAAGTTTTTCCCTACTTTTTAACAACGGGAAATACTTCAAATATTCGTTTAATCCAAGTATTTGAAAAAATTTATAAAGTACATAACTATATGATAAGAAATTCTTTCTATCTTTAGGGCAATGTTTCAAAAACGGCGCTTGAATGCTTCTAAACATATTACAGAGTTTATCTTCTAATTCGGGACTAAATTGCGGTGTGGGTATTCCATTAATTCTATTTATAATATAATTAATATGTTCATAATATTTATTAATTCGCAATCTTTTAAGAATATCCCTCATTTTTAAATAAGTTATTTTTTTCAAATCTATTATTTTCTCTTTCTTAATTTCCGTTAAAATTTTTTCAAATATTTCATCCGGTATATCTGTACTTTCTTTTCCTTGTACTTGATTACACCATTCTCTAAAATGATTTATTCGTTTATAACAGAAATGCGAAGTATCCTTCGTATTCTGTTTTAATATTGGTCTATTCTGCTCAACTAACAATAGTTCTTGATATCCGCAATAACCGCATACTATTATGGCATCATGTTGAAGACATGTCATATTATTTTTACATATTTTACATATCTCTATATTTTCGTCTTCTACTGTTCTTACATATTTGTTATTGATTATCGCCATATATTTATCTACTAAAGTACTTTTATCATATACCTTACAGTTGTTATTATCTTCTTTATCGTCGCATTTGTATTCTTCGGGTTTTTCGCTTTCTATATTTTCGCATTTATCGCTATCTTTAGATATATTTTCTAATACTATTTTTTTATTATCTATATTATTTAGAGCCTCTAATACATTTATTGTATTACAAAATATAGTAATATTTCGCTTTTTTTTAGAATCTTTTTTATATATCTTCGGTTTATTACAAGCCTCCTTGATAAAATTAATATTTTGATTAATATCAGATTGTTTATTTACCGTATCATAATATTGAAATAATATATCACTGGTATTTTTATAATATTCAATTTCGTCTAAATTATTTAGTTCATTCAATTTTGTTTTAATATCTATAATCTGTTCATTCAACTCAATATTACTTAACCACAATCTACTATTAAGTTCTTTATCTGACGTATTATTAATTTGTTTCAATATTTCGGTTTTCCTTTCTTCGCAATTATTTAATTTATCAATATAGTATATTTTTTCCTTATCACTTTTTTCAAAATCTTTTATCATATTGTTATGCATAGCATCTAAAGTCACCGTTTCATTTATATCAGTGTTTATCTTTTTTTTTGATGACTTCTCTTTAAACATCATTATATTTGAATTATAAATATTAAGGTTTATATAATAAAATTTATTTTTGTGTCATATAATCTATATTTTTTTCTCCTCTAATAGTATAAAGAATATAGCGTAAATGGGTGGTGGTCTTCTTCAATTAGTAGCTTATGGTGCTCAGGATGTTTATTTAACCGGTAATCCTCAAATTACCTTTTTCAAAGTGGTTTATCGTCGTCATACTAACTTTGCCATCGAAGCAATTCAACAAACTTTTAACGGCAATGCCGGATACGGAAACACAGTAACCTGCCAAATATCGCGCAATGGCGATTTAATAAATCGTATGTATTTACAAGTTGATGTCCCTAAAAGAAAATCTACCGCCGCTTCCACGGGAAGTACCTATCAAAATTACCTAGGTCTACGATTAATTAAATCAGTTGTAATTGAAATCGGTGGGCAACAAATAGATAAACACTATTCTGATTGGTTATATATTTGGAATGAATTATCTCTTCCTATGGGCAAACGCTATGCCTATAATACTATGGTAGGCGCTGATAAAGATATATTAAATTACAGTACCGATAGCACTACTTTATATATTCCTTTCGAATTCTGGTTTTGCCGCAATGTAGGTCTCGCTCTACCTTTAATCGCACTCCAATATCACGAGGTAAAAGTTAAAATAGATTTTGAAACTAAAGAGAAATGTGTATCTCATATTGCCGATTTTGACGAAGTTAAAAATATATCTTTATGGGCGGATTATATATTCTTGGATACTGATGAACGCCGAAGATTCGCTCAATTATCTCACGAATACTTAATTGAACAATTACAATTTACTGGTTCTGAAACTCTTGTAGCCGGCACTAACCGCATCAAACTAAATTTCAACCATCCTTGTAAAGAATTAATATGGGTAGCAAAACCTGTTCGCACTACCAATAATACCAGATGGTACGATTATAACTATGCCGATGAAGCGGATAACTCAACTGCTTCATCTTTGGCCGTAGGTGGTACTTCTGAATTTGGTGGTCAATATACTTCTAACTATTTAGTTATTTCTGATGTTAATCCTCCTGTATATAAAAATCCTTTCAAAAATGCTATACTTCAATTAAATGGCAATGACCGTTTTGCCGTAAGAGAAGGTGAATATTTCAATCACGTTCAACCTTTCCAACATCACACTAATGCCCCCATATTTAATTCTATCAATGTATATTCTTTCGCACTAAAACCCGAAGATCATCAACCAAGCGGTACTCTAAATATGTCCCGCATTGATACCGCAACTTTGATGGTTACTACTGTACCCGAAAATGGAAACAATTTGAAATACGAAGGTATTAATATATATGCTGTAAATTACAATGTTTTACGTATATTATCTGGAATGGGCGGTCTTGCGTATTCCAATTAAAAAATAGCAATTATAATAAATTGTGTTATATATTTCCCTTTTTTTTTTCTCCTCTAATAGTATAAAGAATATAGCGTAAATGGGTGGTGGTCTTCTTCAATTAGTAGCTTATGGTGCTCAGGATGTTTATTTAACCGGTAATCCTCAAATTACCTTTTTCAAAGTAGTTTATCGTCGTCATACTAACTTCGCTATTGAAGCTATCCAACAAACTTTTAACGGTTCTCCAACTTTTGGCAATCGCGTAACCTGCCAAATATCACGAAATGGCGATTTAATACATCGTATGTATTTAGCGGTTGTCAATTATTCATCTAATGCTGATGTATGTCCTTATTTTGGTCTTCGTTTAATAAATTACGTAGAAATTGAAATAGGTGGTCAAAAGATAGATAAGCATTATTCTCACTGGATGTATGTGTGGAACGAACTTTCCTTGCCTGTATCAAAGAAAGAAGCCTACAAAAAAATGGTTGGCGCTAATAATAAACTTCTCCCTTTAACTAACGCAAATCTATATATTCCGTTAGAGTTTTGGTTCTGTCGCAATGTAGGTCTCGCACTTCCCTTAATCGCATTACAATATCACGAAGTAAAAATAAACATATTATTTGAAACTAGAGAAAACTGCAAAGGTAATGCCACTGATATTGCTGAATTATCTTCAACTACTTTATGGGTTGATTATATATTCTTGGATACTGATGAACGTAGAAGATTCGCTCAATTATCCCACGAATATTTAATAGAACAATTACAATTTACTGGTACTGAAAGCATAAATGATAATTCTACTAGCATAAAACCAAAACTTTCATTCAATCACCCTTGTAAAGAATTAGTATGGTTCTGTGCTTCAAATCATCATGCTTCTACTAGACAAACAATCAATAACAATTGGGTTAATTATTCAACTGGTGTAAATTCTTATGGTGCTAATAACAGTGAACTATATATAGAGACAAGTGCTATAACTTCAACTAACCCAATTAAAAATGCTAAACTTGTATTAAATGGCAATGATCGCTTCGCAGCAAGACCAGGTTCTTATTTTAATTTAATACAACCTTATCAACATCATGAAAATATACCATCAAATCCGGGCATTAATGTATATTCATTCGCTCTTAAACCCGAAGAACATCAACCCAGCGGCACTCTTAATATGTCTCGCATTGATACCGCGGTATTTAATTTAGATTTACAGAATACCTATACTGGAAATGCTTTTTCCAAAAATCTTCATGTATACGCGGTTAATTATAACGTTCTTCGCATATTATCGGGTATGGGCGGTTTGGCATATTCAAATTAATTTATATTATTTATATATAAATAATATGTTGTTAAATTGCTACAAAGTTCCTTTTTTTTTTCTCCTCTAATAGTATAAAGAATATAGCGTAAATGGGTGGTGGTCTTCTTCAATTAGTAGCTTATGGTGCTCAGGATGTTTATTTAACCGGTAATCCTCAAATTACCTTTTTCAAAGTAGTTTATCGTCGTCATACTAACTTCGCTATCGAAGCAATTCAACAAACTGCTTCCGGAAGCAATTCCCTAGGTTCTCGTGCTACTTATCAAATTACTCGCAATGGTGATTTAATACATAGAGTATATTTTTACGGAAAATTAAAAAACACTTCAACGGATAGACATTTAGCGTTAGTTCCTAACGTTGGACAAAAATTATTAAAAACCGTTGAATTAGAAATCGGTGGTCAACGTATAGATAAGCATTATTCAGAATGGCTTTACATATGGAATGAACTTTCCTTACCATATGGCAAACGCGAAGGATATTATAAAATGATTGGTGCTAATAAAGAAAATTGCTGTTCTGAATTAGCAGAAGCAACTTCTTACGAATTATATGTTCCTTTAGAATTTTGGTTCTGCCGCAATGTAGGTCTCGCACTTCCCTTAATCGCCTTACAATATCACGAAGTAAAAATAAATATTGAATATGAATCTGCTGATAACTTATGCGACACAAATGAATCTAACTATTGTCAAGAACAAGATAAACCAGATGGCGTACCGAATAGTACTACTACTCTTTTCTCTGCTACAAAATCAGTATTAACTTTAGATGAACCAACATTATGGGTTGATTATATATTCTTAGATACTGATGAACGCCGAAGATTTGCTCAATTATCTCACGAATATTTAATAGAACAATTACAATTTACCGGTACCGACACTATAACCACTTCGGGAACTAATTCTGATTCCATGAAAAGTCTAAGAATGAATTTCAATCACCCTTGTAAAGAACTTGTATGGACTATTAGAAAATCCGATGTATCGTCTGTATATTGGAATAACTTTTCAACTTCAACTAGAGATACTAATGCCACTGGTACAGGTAATACTTATAATAACTATGTAACCTCGACTAATCCCGTAATGCAAGCAAAAATAATGCTTAACGGAAATGATCGTTTTGCTACAAGACAAGGCGAATATTTCTCATTAGTCCAACCCTATCAACATCACGAAAACACTCCCGATATGTACCACAAGGGCATTAACGTATATTCATTCGCTCTTAAACCCGAAGAACATCAACCAAGTGGCACTCTCAATATGTCTCGTATTGATACCGCAGTTCTATCGTTGTCATCTAAAATTACTGGAACTATATTTATATTTGCGGTAAATTACAATGTCTTGAGAATATTATCTGGTATGGGTGGTCTTGCCTATTCCAATTAAATATGATATCTATGATATTGACGATAGCCATAGTACAATTTTTTCGTTTTTTAATTTATAATTATTATCAATAGATAATATTATATTATATAATTTTTTCGATATTTGTATTGATGTCTTATGGATATCGTTATTTGACCAATTATTTTTATTTTTTTCATTAAAATGATATGAAATAATATCTTCCAAATAAGGCAAGCATCCTTTATTCATTGAATTGGTATATTTATACGCATTTATTTTATATCTCATATACAAACTTTCTTTATCTGTAAGACTTTTGTAGTAGTTTGTAAAACTTTTCTTAATCTTATTTAGTGTTTTCTTATAATCATTATTAATCTCATAACTAACTTTTTTAATTAAATAATATTTCAACATATCACAATTATACTTATTTCTTTTATCTCCGACTATACTTTTAAAATTTGTCTCATTTTTAACAAAGATGTTAGACGACTTATTTATCTCGCTCAACTTTTTGAGTTCGCAATAGCCTTGCAAATACCTAACAATATTTAGAATATAATCTTTGTCGGTAAAATTACTAATTGCTGGTAGCATATTAGAGTTTTATATATTTTAGAAAACTAAAAAATAAATCATTTTTTATATTATTATATTATATTATAAAAATATATAATATATAATAAATTATCATAATATAGTAATTATAATATAACTTATTTGTCGGTGATAATAATATCATTTAGATAAGGCGCTAGGATTTCATTCACGATAAACTCTGGTTTAAATTCGTCATAATTCATAAATATTTTTAGGAGTTGCTCTGAAAATCCTGATACAATAGCAGTCCCTTCTGTATCACAATTAACAGGGAAAACGTTGTCGCTATCTGAATTAAGATTCCAGAATATAAATTTAGGCGCCTTATAATTATTAGTTTCATACAATTTAACAATACTTTGATACACAGTATCTATATCATTAGATCTATCAGCATTATTAAATTGCATATCTGTAAATACGAATAGTTTTGTAGGCATATTATCTTGTGAAACATTATATTTAATAGCATATTTAATAATCTCTTCATTACATTTTAGAAAGTCAGTGCTAAATCCAAAATCAATATTTAGCAAATTTGTAATACATTCATGAAGTGTAGGAATTTCTAATTTATAGTTATCTTCATTTTTTCCTACTTCAATAGGTTCGCCTGATTTACCGGATTTTTTTGAACTAATCAAATCTACCAGTTGCGGTTCTTCGCTAAATGTAATAATTTTATT